GATTTGATATGGTTAGAATTAGCTGAGGGTTTCGGTGTCAACGATCGAGTCGGTGATGATGATCGGAATGCCGAAGGATTCCGTTGGCACGCCGGGAAGGATGCCGGTGAAAGCTTCCTGCTTCGACGATGGGGTTGTATTCCGGCTGACTTGGAGCTGGAACGCGGAACGGCGTGACATGAGCAAGTGGCTCGGACGCTCACCAACTGGGAACTTGCTGATAAGCTCAGCAATCTTGGCGTCGGTGCAGCCTTTGCCGCTGTCTGCGGTGAGCTTTTTCAAACGACCGATTGCGTGCTTGTTCACGCACTGGAAGCCGATCCATGCGGTGAGGTCAGCGATGAATGCAGCGTAGCGCTTAGCGTCGGCATCAACTGCGTCGCCTTCACGGAATGGCGAAAGGTCGAAGGTCGTGCCGTTACCGTAGACGTATTGCACGCCAGTGTTGCCTGCTTTGATGGCGTAAACCGAGGATCCAGTTGCGGAGGTTGTGCCGCCTGCGTCAACTACGATGTCACTGCCGAGAGCGGACACCAATGTTTGCAGACCAGCGAAGCCTTTCGAGCTTGCGTTGTCTCCGTAGATGGTTTGTGTTCCAACTGTGGAGAGAGCAGCGCGCATGACGCCCATGGCTTCGATTGCTTGCAGAGCCTCGGCGCCGTCTTCGTAACCGCGAGCGACAGCCTTATCGACCTCGATGCGAGCGGAGAGAATGAAGCACTCAACGAGACGCTCGGTGAAGTTCGATTTAGTAGCATCCGTGCCTTCGTTGGCTTGACGGAATGCAACGCTCGGACGACTGTTGCGAGTCACAGTCTTGTAGGACGTGCCGCGAATCGTGCGAGCTGGGATGATTGTCACCTCAGGAGATGCGGTGGCTACTTCCTCAATCAGACCGACGATGGGATCATGTCCGTTGAGCTTGGCAAGGTCTAACAGAGTTAGGTTGTTTGGCATAATGTTGTTTGTTTAGTGAGATTGATTTTGAGCTTTGAAGGAGGCTTCGACGAGTGCGAGTCCTTTCAGTTCGGTTTGTTTGGTGCCTTCGTCAGCTTTACCGGCGAGAACGGTTTCGCCGTTCACTGGCTTGGATGGGATGGCGTTGAGAATTTCCACAGAGTTCTTGTCGGCTTTGATTTGAGCCTTCCAGAATGACTTGGCTTTTTCATCTTGCGGAGCGATGCGACCGGCTTTGACAGCTTCGTCGATGACCGAGTCAGCAGCTTTGTCCTCAATCTCAGCAAGTGATGCTTTGAGCGTTTCCACTTCGCTGGCGAGAGCGTCACGCGATGCCGTGACTGTCTCCAGTTCGTTGGCGTGGTTCGCAGCAGCTTGAACCGCGTCGGCTTCCTTGGTCATGTAGCCAGCCTCGATCTCAGCGATCTTGCTTTTCATGGCTTCGATTTCGAGCTTGGCAATTTCCATTGCTTTCTCCGGGTCAACATCCTCGGCAACAAGACCGAGTTCGATTAGTGGTTTGATGTCCATATTGGTTTCGTTGTATGATGCGGCGATTTTTTCCATCGCCTCGAATGCCGGTTCATTTACTAGTGAGCCGATCTCGCCATGTGTCGGCAGACCTGCTGGCGTGCCGTTGGCGAGTAGAAAGTTTGGCGAGAAGTAGGAGTAGTCCTTGCCTTCGACGGCGCTCTTGCCTGCCTGTGTCCACTCGATGTCCAAGACCAGACCGACGCCTGATTCGTATCGGAACTCCTTCGGGATGAAGGAGGCTGGACCGGCTTTGTGATCGAAGCCAGCGAATGGTCGCACGTTGCGAGATTGGCGAGCTTGCAAGTCGCTTGCGAATGCAGCTAGGATCGACTCATCGACCGTGACCTTGCGCTTGGCAGCCTTGCCATTGACGGTAGCATGAATTTCATGCTCGCCTTCAGGGAGATATACAATGCTCTCAGCCAAAGCTTCCACTTCGGTTTGAAAAGATGCACTGATGATTTCGTTCGCCATTTCGAATAGAAGATTACCACTCGAATCTGGCTTGTAATTACTTTTTATTAAGTAGTGCCTTCGACCTGTGCAATGATGCTTTGAAGCGCTCCGTTCGCGAATGCGTTGATGTATGATTGCTCCGGTGGAAGTGCGTTCCTCCATGGCTTCTGCGTGATGGATTTCTTCAGCACGAATACCGGTTTGATACCGGTGGGAGAGTTTTCATCTGCCTGCGCTAGCACGCCCTTGACGGCGAATAGCGGGGCGATTGTTCGGCTGTATGTCCGAGCTGTCAGCCCGTGTGCTTCTGGCACAATCGGAATAGTCAGGAACTTTGCACGTCGCGCGGTGATCGTCCCTCCGGTGACTTTGTGCGAGAATCCAATGGCACCTTTGCTGCGCAGTGTCACGCCTGATCCACTCGCTCCCATGATCGACCAACTTCCTGAGACTTTACGCCACCACTGCGTTTTTTTCCTACCTGGACCATGAGTCGGAAGCGATGGATTTTCCCATAGCCGCGATCCGTTCATGTTGTAGTATTTTTCGACGACTTCCAGAGCATCCTGAGCGCCGGTGAGAACCGCAACCTTGCGCACCGATGCCGATTGTAGGCGGATCATCGATGCCTTCACTGGATCGAGTCCTGTCGCTGTGATGGTGATCTTCATAATTCTCGCTCCAATGATTTGACGATTGCCGCTCCGATCTCATTTTCGAGTGACGTTTCAAGCGCTCGCTTGTCGAGCAGAAAAAACAACTGAGGAATGCGGTCGATGACTTGCTGCACCTCGATCTGAAATGCGCCTGCGGTCATGTGATGGCTCTTGTCGATCAGGTCGGCGAAGATCTGATCCACCGGCGAGAGCCATTGCCCCGCGACCTCACGCATCTGTTCATCAGTCATTCTCGATCTGCTTGAGCTTTGCGTTTGCCCACTCTCTGCCAGCGTCGCCGCCCCAGCCGTGCCATGCCTGCCAGCCTTTGCCCTTGTCGCCCCATGTCTCGCCCTTCTTGTCGATCTCATGGCGAGCGAAAAATGATACCATGCGCTTCACTGTCTCTGCTGATAGCTCGGAACGGTTGGAGATGTCCCTTGCGCGTGCGATGCCCACTGAGGTCATACCGCGCTCCGATGCTGGCTTCTGTCGGCGAATCTCAAGCGCGTCCTGCGCTGCCTTCGCCATGTCCTCGGTCGGTCTGAAATCGATGTCAGCGCGTGCCGCCTCGGTGATCTCTGGCAGCAATGGAAGCGGATCTTCGACCTCGCCAAATAGAGCCTCGCCCTCTTGCGGTTCTTCAACTCCGAGTTCGTTGTAGATCCATTTGTTCGAGACCGGCAGACCGATGTCCTTGGTCACGATCTTGATGCGCTCGGCGATTGCCTTCTCATCCTTCGGCTTTGGAATGACGATCTCAGCGTAGGGCATGTCCTCACTGGCAATGCCTGCGCCGTAATTCATACGAACGATTGATGGAATCAACTGTGTCGTGACTACCTGCCCGATCCATGTCGCGACCGCTTGCAGAATGTCGCCGCGAACTGTTGCATGCACGTCGCCAAGCGCTCGGCTTCCGCTGCTGCCCACGTCTGTGGTCAATGTCTGACCGAGCATGAGAATGTCGCATGCTTTGTCTGACTCGTTCATCAGCGCGACCTGTGGCAGCGATTCCCCGCCCTTGATGCCGTCCATGATCGAGAACTTTACCCCGGGTCCTGTGACCGCATAGCCGCTGGTGCCGATGTTCTCCAGCATTTCCTGCGCCTTCATCATTGCTTCGTCGCTGCCGTCCGTCTCAGCGTGCCTCCATGGAATGCTGTAGAGCTGCGCGTATTGCATGAACCAGCCCAGCCCGTAGATTGCACCGAGCCAGAACTTCGTGAGAGCGCGAAGGTTTGCCGAATGGATCGGATGACAACCGCCTTGCTGCCAGATGGCGATCAGGAACTTGTCAGGTGGGAAATCGATCAGTGTATCGTAGTTGACGCCGTTCGGTGCCATCATGAGCCGGTCGATCTCGTTCGATGCCGATGGATAGGCGAGGTATTTCGCTGGAACTGGAGCGTAGCACCGCGGTGAGACGATGCCGTTCTCGGTGTGCCAGATGATTTCGACCACGCTGATTCCCTTGGCGTAGGCGTCGATCAGCGCACGCATCATGCCCTTCGTATCGAGTTCCCAATGGCTCGGACGTGGTGCGTATGATTCAAGCGCTCGTTCGACTGTCTCATGGATCTGCAATGCCTGCGGTGTTGGCTCCTCGGCACCTTCGCGAATACCTGGCTTCACCTCGATCTGTAATGACGTGACGTTACCGGCGATCTCGTTGATGCACTTACGCAGACGCGACCATGAATCGACCATCATGCGAAAGAGTCGATCTTGATCCTCCAGCTTGCCGGTGCGCACGTTGCGGAGAATGCTGCGCACTTGCTCTGGCGTCACGTTTGCAAGGTCATAGTCCTGCGTGCGGTAGGAAGCTGGCAAAGGCGCTACGATGCCTTTTCTTTCGTCTGCGGTCATGGTGAGCATCGCAATAGCATGCAATGCAGCCCATGGCAAGCGTAAAATCACAGAGCGTTAAAACCTCGGACCGTTCGACTGGCGAAAGTGTTCCGCGATGTAGTGACCGATGCCGCGCCTGTCATGGCTCCGGTGATCCTGCTACCAAGTGCGATGCAAGCAAGCAATGCGTCTGCTCGGTCTGGTGACTTCATGCTTTTGGCTGCCATCTTTTCCTTTGATTCGACGCGGAGCTTGCCGGTTTCGTTCCACTCGCTTTTCCGCGTGGTGATCTGAGAGAACGTTGTCGGGTCGAGTTCTCCGACGTGAATTCGTCCACGCTCGATCTCGCGACTGGCAACGTGCCAGACCTGCGCGATGAGGTTGGCGTATTCGTCCTTCTCGCTCGCTGGCTTCCCGCCATGGAAACGGTTGATGTGCCAGCCCATCTCCGCGAACTGGTCGCAGAAGCCGGTGCCGAGTCCGTCGGCGTCTCCCCAAATCTGACCGGCGGTTAGTC